GTCTTTTATCCTATTTACGAATTCTTTATCGGTATTCAGGTCCGGGTTCAAGAGTTCAGCATTCAATGCATTTATTGCAGATTCACTCCTCTCGATAATCATATCGCAAAGTCCCAATACATCTCTAGAGTTTAGAGACTTTCCGTATTTGTTACTCTTAGAATCCCTGTCGTATTGAATGTTATTAACTAGAAAATTTATCGCTTTGATACATTCATTCTGTGTCCTAAGTGCATAGTCCATTGCACGCTCGCCAGGATTACGACCAATTTCAGTCTGTTTTCTATTGCCAAACTGAGGTTTACTTTTTGCTTTATCGTATTGTTCTTTTACATAGTCACCTAACAACTCGCCAAACAATTGCTCAGCTCTTGTTATTGCTTCGTTATCACCGAATGTATCATAGTCTTTGAACTCTATACCGAATTGCTTCTCTAGCTCAACTAGTGAATTGTTTAACGAATCGTCACCACTATTCCTAATTTCTGGCATACCGATAGTATTAATCGTATCTATACTACTTATGCCTTCGTTTATCTTTTTTAGTTCGTTTAGGTAATCGTTAATATTTGTCCTGACACCCCTTCCATAAAGTAAATTAGTTGCATGAGATTCAAAGTCGATTGAAGAATATTTGCTTATAAGTGTCGCTATATCTTCAATCTTAATTCCTGCTTTATCAAATTTGCTTATAACTTCTGTACTGGTGGAGTCATATATCAAGTCTGATATTCCTTGAATGTTAACCATTAAACCATCAACGAAAGCATTGAACTTGTCAACAGAAAACATTCCGTCTTCAAGAAATCTATGAAAGGTCTTGTCGTATATATGCTTTCCAAGCGACTTAGATAGCGCATCATTGATTCTTATATAGGAGAACATACTATACTTATTCTTAGTCATGTCTTCGTCAGAAAACACTTTTGATATTCTAGTAGAGTATTTCCCTGTATCTGTATTATAATACACCTTGCAACATTTCATTGAAGCAATACTCTTTGGAATGCGATTTGACGCTTCAAAAACATCATTCGCAGGAGTCGTATCATTATCAACAAACGCTTTACCTAAGTTGTCAATATCAAACAATATTCTTTTGACAGATTCTATGGTTGGTTCTCCTTGTTCATTTAGCTCTATTCTGTCTTTGTATTCATCCTGAAATGGCTTTGACATTACAAAGGCGTATGCGTATAGGCCCTTGGCTCTATCGTTATCCAATAATGTTATTAATCCTATTGCAAGCTTGCTAGGCTTATTATCACTTTTAGCAAATGGATAAGGTATACACTGTGTACTTCCCATATATTCTATTTATTATAAACAAATTCCTTTTATTCGATTCAAATACGAAGCTAAGTCTTCTTTGTATTCTTTTGAATCTGGATTAATTTCTTTTCCCATATTTCTTAAGCGCGTATTGAACGCATTTACTGCACTCTCGTATGCAGCCTTAGTTGAGAATCCATTATAATCACCGCTTGTGTCAGGAATTAAATCAAGATTAGTTTGTACGCCTTCTAAATCGTCTTCAAGTTTATCATTAACATGTTGCGATATATAATCATTACTATCTTGATTATTAACATGTTCGGAAATATAGTCATAATATTTTTGAGCTAAATCGTCAGGCAATTGCTCATCTGATTCCATAATCCAAAGTTTTATTTTCTCCTCGTAAGTGAACCTATTGTCTCTCAGCATCTCTTCTGTTATATCACCAACTTTTGGACCTTCACTGCTTCCAATCTCTGCATAATATTCATCTATACGTTCAGCTTGTTCACCTACTTTTTGATTCAAATATGGGTCTACGAATTCAGAGTTTATTGTTATGCCACCTTTTTTTAATAGGAGTATTGATAAGTCATCATCAGGTAAAGGCTCACCGTTCTCATCTAATTCCTCAGAAATATTCTTATCCTTTCCAAGATTATACCTTCCCATATATTCCATTCTCTTGTCGTTTTGAGCCCAGACAACATTATTTATTCTTGCAAGACTTATGATAGCGTCAATATCTTCTTCATCATTTATTATTCTATCAGAAAAAGCTTTAACGTCATCATCGTTTGCTATGCATAGAGGAATCAAGTCTGAATAACCATTCTTATAATGGAATATACCACCCTTGACAATAGATGCTCTATATAAGTCTAATGCTAATTGCTTTGTATCTGGGTTGTTATACAACATTGCCCAAGACGTTGTGAATATAGAGCGTTCATTTGGAGTCATCTGGTCGCAGATTATAGAATAAACTTCTCTACCATTTTTACTTTCAGAGTCAATAGCTAAGAATCGTTTCATACTTTCTGGTAGCTTATCAAACTGATTTACTATTCTATCTGTTGTTGACTCATAACTATTTTGAGTAATAAAACCATACTTCAAGGCTTTGTAAAGAGCTATGATATTTATCAGTCTCTTCTTATCGTAGTCGCTTTTGATTGTGTATTTCTGATACTTTCTTCCTTTTCTATCCTGTACAATATTTTTTACTATAGCATCATATACAGTTAGATAATCTTGACAGAATGGAATGTCTTGGAATATGCTAGCTGCATTATCATATACAGCATAAGTTATGTCTTTTACCCATTTAGTTCTATCATCCTTTCTGATATTGTTAGTACCATCTTTTAAGTTGAGAGAACCTCTATCAAGAATCTTGTGTCTAGCATCTACGAATCTAAAGAACGAAGTCAGGTTGTCATTCTGACTATATGCTGCATTACTATTATCGAAAACGTTATGAAGCATACTTATATCAGACATTGCTGAAAAGAAATTTAACAATGATAATTCTTCACCAAGAGTAAGATTTTCGTAATCTGTTTTGCTTAGCATTGATATAGAAATAGGATTACTATCAATCTCACTTCTTATTTTATTAGCAATCTCGTCATCGGATAATCCACTTTCGCTTTTAATCTTGGATATTATATCCTTAAATGTTTGCTTGGCTTTTCTAAAATCACCGTTCATAAGTTTTCGTGCACAAGATGACCTAGTTAACGCAAAACAAATTTCTAGCGGAACACCTGCTCTAACACACGATATAAACATGTTAACATTTTCTTGTGTCATGCCTGATACATTGAAAAGGTTTTTCGTCAAAACGTCTGAACCTGCTTCAACCATCGCACCAAGAGATTTTAGAATCTCATTACCGTCTATTGATGTAGTACCATTAGGAGAAAATTTATCTATAGAATATACCTTACCATCAAGCATCTTGAAAGAGATATTGGACTTCGGTAATACTTCACCCATATCTTGAACTATTGCAAGATTCGCAAGTGACTTTTGCTTTGCGAAAATACCGAGTGCATTCTGTGCAAAATGTACCTTCTCGTAAGATTCGTATCGAGATGATACACCAAGCGGAGTAATTAGTGGGTCTGAAGAAGCAAAACCCATTGCTTCAGAAACCTTTTGAGCTAGTTCATATTCTTTATCAAATGAGCTAATCTCATATCTACTAAGAGAATCTTTACTTGTCAGTACATCCCACATCGAATTGAACTCTTCATCTGTATTTCCATTACTGTTTATTATCGTGAGACTATCACCATCGTGGTCAGAACCCATGAACATAGTAATCTCTTTAGGACAGTGCATTACACCACTATGGAGTGGAGATAGAAACTTTTTGACTTTACAAGGCATTATACTGTTAAAGCCGCCGGTTGGAGTACGGTATGCAATGACTCTATAATCTTCATATTCAGGATGTTCAGCCAATAAAAGATTCATATCAACATCGCCATTCTCATCAATATATTTTTCAAAACCTTCAAGCTTTGGTAGAGGTATTTCAACCTCTGCATGTTTTATTGCACGGTTATCTTTATCAACAACAATAGATAAATCGTCTGCTTCTATTGTACTTATCTGATATAAGTGTCCGCCACGCGTATGGAATTTTGAAGCTTTTTTAGCAAATGATACGGCGCTCTGTATCTTGTCTTCAAGCATGAATAATGTCGAACGAGTAACTTGCTCTCCATTAAACATTGCAGCAATAGCGTTATGAATATTATTAGCTCTTGAGGCAGTTTGCAGCAGAGATTTAGCCATATTGTATTGCTCCTTATCTCCACGTAAATTTGATATTCTATCCTCAAACTCTTTACTTAAATCAGTAAACACCGCAAGGAATTGAGTTGATATATTAACACTCTTCTTATTCGTGTAGTGGTCATTTGTCGGAGTAACATAAATCATCTGCGATGAATCGAAATTTGTTGTCTTTGTTGTGTCAACAACAAGCTTTCCATTTATGTCTTTTACTAATGCGTTCTTTATTGCATTTACAATACCTGCTGACAAGTCTGCTCTTGCCTTACGTTTCGCCTGCTCTTTCTCTCCATCAGACATTGTATTCTTATCGATGTAAATGCCTTTTATGGCTTCATTATATGCTTTGATTTCTTTCTCAATAGCATCCTTTACATATCCTGCTTTATTTGATTCGCCACACTTTACGCAAGAATCAAACACAACGCCATGAACTTGAACCTCATCTTTATTCAATTCATATAGCAAGTTATTCAATAGTGTTCCGAACGAGAATTCAGAACCGTCAGTTAATTGTGACTCTGAATATTTGAAGTAGTTGATGTATGGTATATGTTTAATTTCTCCAACGCCAGAGTCTATTGTAGACATACCATATACAACTGGTTTTACTGGAACGCCGGCATCATCTACTGCAACACTATTCTTTCGTAGTATTTGACCACCAAGTTCTGCTTTCAATTGTCTTGCAGAAAAATCATCAAAGCCTTGACCATCAGTTATATTAATATCTTTCAACCCTGCAAAATCAGATATGGCAGATATTTCCGAAAGTATTCCTTTTATGTCAGGTAAGACTATATAATGAAACTCAGTACCGGCAGCAAGACGCTCTCCTGTATTGTGTGCACCGGCCATACGTTTGAAGGCATCATTTTGTGATTTATATAATGATGGATGTACACCACACATTGAATAAAGCCAAACGTTATTTACTGCCGTGTTACACGTAAAGCTTACTACATTCTCTATATATCGTTCACTAGTTGCATCAAAGTCGTTTTTGTCATAAGACAAAAATCCAAGCTTCTTTGCTATTGATACACATTCTCTTTTTAGAAGTTCATCAAGTGAACCTTTTATCTGGTCTGCTATATCATCATCAAAATCTTCAGCCAAACTATCAATAGCCTTTCTCAACTCATCGTTCATAGATGCGCCATTTAATAGTCCATCAAGAAATGATGCATTCTTGTTCTTTAGTAATCCTTCTACATTGGAAGCAGACTTCTTGAATTTTGCTTCAAGAACTAAAGCTCTAAACAAAGAGTCAGAACATTTGCGAATTATATCATCAGCTCTTTCTGTATTGTTTTTGCCTTCACCAGTAAATATTGGCAACATAACAGAGTTCCATGACTTCTTTACAGATTGCATCGGTAGAGGACATAGTGCACAGCTCTTGCCAAAAGACGATGTTCTAAAATTCTCATACTCACTTTTCAAAAGCTGCTCAGGAGTTAGGCCCTTCATGTATTCATTATTACCGGCAAACATGTAGACAAACGAGAACTCCTTCCTGAAAGAGTCATCTTCATACAATCTCTGAAGTAGGTGATTATTGAATACCAGATTACCATTATCATCTTTATACATATAGTATTCTGATGGAAGAACCTTTTGTATATGCTCGGCGAATTCATCTTTCGACATCGATGATATTTTCTCATTAAATACATCCTGAAGCCAAGACGATTTAGCTATACCTGAAATCTCTTTTCCTGCAATATTATATGATAGTGGAGACGATTCAGTGATTGTCTTGTAACAACATGAGAACATTGTAGCAACACCTTCACTGAGCTTAGATTTATTCTTCCAGTAATATTGTTTATTGCTTCTCAATTTCAAATTTCTCAATGCAGTATTAATCGATTCTATGTCACCCTCAGTAATGTTAAATTGAGGGACAGTATCTGAAGAATAAGAACTAATAACATCGTGCACAGCTTGGTTTATCTTAGCAAGGATTTCTTTTCGTTGGTCTTGACTAGATGCTCTTGCATACTGACTCTTAAGGTTATTGAATGTATTATTAAAGTCTGTTAGTAGTTTATACGTAACATCAAATCTTGTTTGTTTGTCATCAACCTTTAGATTTGTTAATGCAGGAGAAATATCAGACTTTGCCTTTTTATATCCGTAACCACTCTTGTTTGCACGTTGCACACTTTTTACTTCTCCTGAATTTGATATTCGTACCTCATTGACAGAAAAGGTTCTGTTTTGCATCTTAGCAAAAACTCTATTCATAACTCTCTGACTATCTGGAGATTTACTTATTCTATCAAGAACTGTTTTTATTGATTCGTGTTGACCATCAAGAGTCATTCTTTCTGCATTATCAAAAGCCTCTTTTACTGAAGAAGCATTTGCAAACGCAGCTTTTATTTGACCGATTATTCTGGATGGCTCATAATATACTGGCAATACATCATCAATATATCCACTTATTATTCCTTCAAAGATTGGCGCAATAGATTCGTCAAGGTTCTCTTCACCGAAATCATGCTTCATTGAATCCTTAACAAAGCTTGCAAACGGATTTGAATCCAAATCGTTAGTGTTATTGTATTCATCTTCATCATCCATTTCGCTAAGCTCTTCTCCGAAAATATCATTAGATACATTGCGTGGAGAATACTTTGCATTATATGCAAGCAATACAGCATCTTTATTGTGTGCTGCCTCGTTAATAAAAGCAGTTATTACTGAATCCGAATTTACAGTATTGGCTTTTTTTGCAACAACTTCAAGGCTAACTTCTATGAGTGATGCCAAATCTTCTTGTGATGGTACATAGTCAGGCATACCGTTGGCACGTCTTGTTTGGTTTTCTTTATTTAAGCTAGACTTTATTGTGATATTCAAATGTGCAGTAAGAGCATTAAGCAATTCACTAACGTTGTGGCCGCCATACGAATTCTCAAAACCAAACAGATTATCACTAATACTGGTAACTAAATTTACGTCAGATGACTTGTCTCTTAAATTTGCCGTTGAGACTGGAGACTCTTCGTTAGCTTCTCTTATTTGTTTTAACTCTTCGTTCAATGCATTTATCGCATCATCTATTTGAGGTTTGATATTTACATTGAATATACCCTCACCAGGTCTGCTACTTACAACAACATCAATGTTTACTGAATTATCGTTTGTATCTCTAGAGTATGTAATCTTGTGTCCTCTATCCTCGCTATCTGAAACATTGAAATTAACAACAGCACCAAGCTCTTTTAGTCTATATAATTGTGTTGCAATATCTATAGCAGCAGAATCAGACACCATGCTTCTACTACCATCAAAATATGTTTTGCCATTTTCTTCTCTAGAAAGAGAATATTTAAGCTTCAGATAGTCGGAAGCATAAAATGGCATACTTGATTCAGAGTATATGATACTGCGCATAGATGATGAATCAAGTCCATTGTTAGCTACATTATTAGGGTCTAATATATCAGAAGAATTTCCTACAACCTCGTTAAATACTATTATCGGCTTACCTGTATCATCCGTGAATATGGAGTAATACTTCTTATCGATTCCTTGAAGAGCCATGATAATAGGACCTGCATTCTTAACAAGGCCTATACGTAATACGTTGCTACCCTCAGCAAACTTCAGTACACTACTATCCTCAGAAGTTGATATTTTATCTCTTAGTTCTTTGAGCTTCTGAAGTGTATCACTATCAACATTTGATGACAAGTTATCACTGTTAAGCTTATCATGAAAATCTGATATTGTGTTTGTTATTTTATTCACAAGCTTCTTATCGCCAAGCATTAATTTGCCCGGAGAAAACAGAACGCTCTTTATATTCTCATCATTAACCTCAATGTTTGCTTGGTCCAATCTTCTAACCGCATATTGATATGCAGAACCACTAATATGCAATCTTTCGCAACAACCCTTGTTTACTATAGGACACGAAAAAAAACTTCCCATATTATTATTTTTATTTACTGTTTAGCATTAGTACAACCTATCTTTTTACTCTCCTCTTTGCCGGTATCACCATATTGTTTACTTTGTTCTTTAATACCGTTACGTACATTGTCGAATGAGCTACTGCCAGTTTGAGTTTGATTTCTTATTATCCTACTCCTCATTCTCTTATTAGTACTATCGGATGCTAAATTATTTGGTTTTTCGATAGGTTTAGTTTCAGTATTAGATGTTTGTTGAATAATGGCGTTTTCAGAGTATAAAACACCAGTAATATCAAGCGATGACACAGACGATTCTATTGCATCAACATAATCCTGAATATTTACACCATCAGGAATAGAAGCACGTGTAGACGTTATACCAAGATTTTTAGCATCATCTTCACTAAGCTTGTCTTTATTGATTGTTATCCTTTCAGCATAATAACTTCCATCTGCCGCCGGAATAAGGATGTACGACCAACCTTTAATAGATGCATCATCACTGTTTGTTATGTTTGTGAAGTTGTTGATTTTGTTCTCATCAACACCAGATAACAATCTACCTTTTTCAAATCTTGCAACTTTTATTTCTGACGCAACTTTATTTACTGCTTCATCTGGAGACATCCCACCATCAACAAGCGACTTGTATCTAGCAGAATTCTTTATCGTCTCAGATATTGTACTAAACTCTGAACCTTTCTTTGTGTTGCGTATTCTAGATACATTGCCGGCATTTGTTATTGCAGGCACAAAAGATTCCTTAATAGGAGTTGCATAATTATCTATTCGCGTAACATCAAATACAACATAATCAGTACCATTAATATTTCTTACATTATCCTTAGTCAAGAATGACTTGCTTATACTATCAGCTCTTACAGCTTTCAATACAATTGCAGAAGAACTGTTTGGTGATTGTATTATTATGTTATTGCAAATAGTACCATTCTTGGCAACTTCTGATATAACATGTTGTGATACAGCATAATCGTAACCATATTCCTTAGCCTTATTAAGTGCCTCGTCATCCTTTTTGTTATGATATTTACTGTTGCCTGACTTATAAATGTCTGATATTGCTGTCTCTTTCATGGCATTCTTTTCCCTTTCAGAAAGCTCTTTTGGTTTTTCACTACTTGCTTCTGTATCAGTAACGCCAGTATTATTGTCAACTACATTTTGCGCAACATCGTTTATAGTCTTTGGTTTTTCTTGTGCTTCTTTCTTTTCTGCTTTTTTCTTTTCTTCTTTTTCTTTTGCTACCTGAGACGAAACATTATTATCTACAGCCTTAGTTCTGTTGTTGTTATATTCAGATACAGCGTTCATCGTCCGTAGTTGATTCTTGATAATCTTAATCTGATTATTTATCTCATCACCAAACCTGTATCCAGTATTGACAGCATCATCATACATAGAAACTAAACCTTTGATATATGAAATATCTTCTGGTGTAAGATTATTCCAATCTAGGTCTTTCGTTCCTATAATGCTGTTTTTTAGGTCATTAATTATAAGTGTAGCTTGCAAATTCATTGCACGTTTTTGTTCATACAACTCTGCTTCTTTTGCAAGGTCTATCTTACCCTCACTTAAACCTTTTAATTGTTCTTCACAAGCAGCACGTTCTAGGTTTATATCGGCAGCTTGTAAATATGATACAAACTCATCACTGCCACCTACCATACGCCCAAAAGCTTCTGCTTGATTTGAATCCAATGATGATAGATAAACACCTCGCTTAACAACATTCCAACTGTCCCATTGAGCAGCAGCATTCTCCATGCTTATAGTATTGTATTTACTTCCGTTAGGTATACGTGAATTTTTTATTCGTTTACCGTTCTCATCAAGTAAAAATATCTCATCATGTAAGTTTGCAACATCAACTTTGGCATCACTAAGTATTTCAGAGAATGCTGTTTTACGAGCAATAAGACTTCTTATATAATCTTTAGCCGATTCACTTTTATATCCACTACCAATTATCGCCTTACTCTTCATGGTGTGTTCGATTTCGCTGTTAATCTTCTCTGCCAAAGGAAGTAAGAAGTCTCCAAAAAAGTGACCACTATCTACGGTAAATAACGACTTTGTTGTTTCGTCAGCCTGCAAAGCACTAAGAGAATCTAATATATCACCAAGTGCCTCAGCATTTTTGCTAAGAGTTCTTATTGAAGTTGCATATTGAATAATCTTACCTATGATTCCTTTTTTCTTTTCAGCTTCATCTAACAGCTTGCTTTGTGCCTCTGCTCTAACTTGTCTTTCATTATTTTCTATTTCTTTAGATGGGTCATCATCAGATACTGTCAATTCTCCTTTTGTTTTGTCTTCAGGTAAGCTCATGTTAACATTTGGTTCGGTATCAGATAGATTCATACCTTCCACGCCTTTACCATCAGGTAGGCTAAGTTCCTTTGGTTCAGAACTTGGCGTGGTTGTATCTATTTTACCACCATTATTATCAGGTAGACTTGGATTTATATTTGGTTCACCATTTGGTGTAGCACCATTAACTTCAGGGTCTGTAGCTTCATTAGCAACTGACGTGTCTGTTTGAGCTGTATCCCACAACTCTTTCTTTCTACCTTTAGATAGGCCAAACATTTTATTATCGCTTGCTGCACTTGCATTTTCTTTAGCCTTTTCTTTCGATTCGACTTCTTGACTAATATTAGAATTAATTGTTTCTGAAGATGGAACATCTGCACCAACAGTATGTCTAACTTCACTAGTAGTAGAATGGTCGATATTATCAGTTGTTACACCTTCAGTATTTAATCTTTTAGCTCTCTCAATATCAGATGCAACTCTATCCGCTTCATATTTTGCACGACCAAATTGTATAGCTCTTGTTCCTCCGGCAAATAATGTACCTGCAATAAAAGAACCCCAACCATCCTTAGACTCTGTGAAATCATCAAACATGTGCTCTGATGCATACAGGTATGGAGTTGCACAAACGGTAGACATCTTTCTTATGAATTTGTCAGCCTCATTATTATACTCCCATTCATATTGCTTTGCTGATTCTGAGTTCGATACAAATGATGATATTACATCATCACCAGCTTCATCAATACCAGAGAAAAACATGTTTGCCGGTGTAGACCTAATAGCCTTCCATAGAGAACCTTTTGAGAATTTGCCATTAGGAAACAACGTAGAAAGGTCATCGCCATACATGTGTTCCTGAAGACCTGACATCAATATAGTTTTACCAACCTGCATGAGAAGCTCAGTCTTCATACTATTAGATGCACGTTTCATATCCTCATCACTGATAGTCATAAGTTGTTTGTACGTATCGCTATTCTCAAAATCGTTTTTAACCTTTTGAAATATCTCTGCTTTAGCTCTTTCTTCTGCATATTCATATTTCTGTTGGTCTGATACATAAAACAATTTTGGGTCATTAACGATTGAATCGTATATCTCTTGCGTTCTACCTCTTAGGCTTTTATCCATCTCTTCTTGAACAAGGACATTTAACCTATCGTTAGCAATATCTTGTTTTGTTTCCTGTATGTTAGATATTATCTCATCGTAAACACCCGGCTGTTCTTGCATGGTTGTCTGGAACGCTTCATTCATTGTTTCTGTAACATAATTAGAAGCTGCCTGAATTTTAGCATTATTCGCTATACTGCCTGCCTTGATTATAGCTTTGTTTGCCAATGATAATTTAGATGCACCTTGTGATGTCTCTGCTGCAACTCTACTTGCTTTGGCAGCAATTCTTACAGCTTTGCCACCGATAGAGGTTAGACCTTTACTTAAAAGTACAGCTGCACCTCTACCTGTTATAAACGAGCCTGCCATATCAGCAGCAGATGCTACAAGACCTTGAACAAATGCCATTCCACCATGCGTTGTAGGATTGTATAGGTTTTGAGACATTTCATTTCTCTCAGCCTTATCTGTATCTATAGTTGCATTTTTTGAAACCTTATCAGCATAAGCATTGTTCCAAAACCAATAACTATCTTCTCCGTCAGCATTTTTACCACTAGACACAAATTTTGCGGCAGCATCCCAACCATTCCAAAGAAGTTCTTTTGCTGCTCTAATACCAGATAATGTTCTAATTGTAGACGCAAGTGCTGATGTACCCAATGTAGCCAACCAGTCGTATGCTCTCTCATATACTCCTGCTTGCTCTTCTACAAGCGGTAATAGTTTAGCATCGAGTAGTGCACATACAGTCTCGTCACTAGCACCATTTTCTGACAAACTATCAGCTGTCTTAAATATTCTTTGAAGCAAATTCTGGTTTATACTTTTTAGCTGAGAATCACCTTTGTATGTATCAAGCACCCTAGACCAACTCTTCTTTCCATCAGAATAAGTATAACGTGACATTGCTTCATTCATGTATTTCCCATCTATATCTTCATAAGGTGTAGATGTCATTGCATCATCAAAAAGCTTTACTTCATACTTCTGAGTCTCCTGATTGATAATCATTTGCCTGTAAGAAGAACGAGCATCTTTTATGTCTTTATCCTCATACTTCAGATAATGCATATACTTTTTATCTGATGCTCTATTCTCATTCAAGCCTACTGATGTTATGAACTTTCTATGCTTTTCACTTCCAGTATCAACAGCTTTTCCGGGATTCGTTATATTCTCAATAAGAGCATTGTATTCAGCTTCTGCATCATCAATCTCATTATTATAATCTTCAATGCTATAGTTAGGGTCATTATCAAGCTTATCCTTTGCAGCTTTTTCTCTTTTATCCCTTTGCTGTTTAGCTAGTGATAAATCTTGACTAGCGGTATGATTCGCATTATAATATCTAACATGAGGATATGTCTTACCACCTTCAAGCTCTTCTGGTAGATACGCAACAAAATCTTTTCTATCATAGAGACTTCTTTTGACTTCAAGTGGTAACCCTTTTAACTGTTCATACTGAGGGTCGTTAACGAATTTCCTGTTAAAACGCTCTTCATCGACAGCATCGTTTATTAAACGTTCTCTGTCTTTAAGCTTTATCTTGGCAACATGAACTGTTGCCTTACTTCCATCTTCGCGTTCAACCTCTTTATCTTCATATAGTTTTTTTACAGCATCATCGCCGAACATTAACCCAAATATTCTGTTTGTGTATTCTGCTTCTGCTCGGCCTGGAGCTATATTGAAATTTTTAACAAACTCAGACCTTTCACTTTCAGTCAATTCTGAATATGAGGCTGCAACTGTGTTATCGAAAAGTCCGTCTTTTGTAATATTTTTTACGTCATGTGCCATACGAAAACTATTTATTCTTCATAATAATTATCTGATTGTGTAGCTGCATTTCCATTTGAAACTCCACTATTAGCGAATATACCACTAGCATTTGTTGTTGCTATTGGATTGAATTTGAATATGCCTTTATTTACTGCATTACTCAAATCTTCATACGTCATGTTGTTCAATAATATTGTTCTTGTTATAGGCTCATTAACATCCCTTGTGAATTCTACATAAACACCACCATTTGTGCCTTGATGAATTGTAGCACCATACCTATCTAACAAATTGACTATTGTAGATGCGTCTACATCACCATTCAAAACTCCTTGTATACTAAAGTCGAAAGCCTTAACACCATTTACGAATGCTTTCTTTTCGTCTTCTGATTCGTTTCCTGTCGCTCTTTTACCTTGAACACCAAATGCATTATTCATTGCTGCTAACAATCCAAATAGGATAGATGCATTTTCTTTAGACATGACAGGAGTACCACCAGTGTTCTGGTCCTTATCTACAAGCTTCTTTATTATTGCACTCTCTATGTTAGTTTGATAACTACCTTTATCATTTACTCTAACTTCAGATATGGCATCTTTCAATTCTTTCGTCTTATCCTTAATCGTATCAATCAATACGTTCACTAAGTCATAACTAATAATTCTACCATTATATGCATGATTTGATTCTGGTATACTTGACGCACTATAACCTGAGCTTGATTGTGCATTTGGTGCAACAACTCCGCTTTTGTTTGATACTGACAAATCGCCATCCCTGTCAATATCATATTTACTTGAATAATAAGAACCTGCATTCCTACTGAAAGTATACTTCTCCTCTCTTGTATTAACTTTCATCCAAGCATCAAGCTGAGCCTTGTATAATGATGCATTACCGCCACTACCACTGCCACTTCCACCATTCTTTCCTGCTTGTCTTGCCTTTGCAATATCCAATTCGTTCTTTAGCTTATCCCTTTGCAATTTTAATATCTCAGCCTCATTGTTTTTCGTTTGTATATCTTCTTGCAGCGTCACTCCATTAATGAAGTTTACAAGAAGATTTCTTTTGAATTGCTCCTGTTGAACTGCATCATAATTGCCATCGTTCATTTTACTAGCTTCAAAAATTCTGTCTAGCTGTTCTTTAGCGCCATCTATTTGTTCAAGATAATCCTGAACTTCAGATGTATATCCAAACCGCTTAACAATATCAACAAGCTCTGTAGCTTTGTCAATTTCATGTGAAGTCATAAAGTGTCGCTTGGATATTTGAGCTCCATATTCTTTTGCTTGTTTATATGAATCGGTAGCATCGAAGGCATTATAAACCTCATCGCCATTTTGTCTATGCTTCATGAACTCACTCATAGACATTCCTATATAATTCTTATCAACAAACAAATTCTTATTCTCATTTGACTTGATGATTGAATCATTAAGTAATGTACGATACTCAGCAACAGATGCCAATATTGGAGATACTTCTCCCTTGAATGATGCTGCCAATGCTCTTATCGCATTATTATTGTACATGTTGTATCTGTTCCTTATGAGATGAGTTGACAAGTCTCTAACTCTATCTCTAAAAGCAACAAGAGTATCGTATTGTTCTTTGTCTTTCTCAGGAGATAATAGGTCGATTGCATTCTGAACCTTATCTTCCATATTACCTACTTGGTCTATCTGCGTCTGCTTATCTATCTCATTACGTACTGATATGTTATGAAAGAAATTATATGCAGACATATATGCATTAAATGCGCTATCTGTCGATTGCTGAAACTCCTTAGCATACGATGGATTGATAGCCTGTTTGGTGTCAGGACTATCAAACATTTTATTGTAATCATTCAGCAATGATGCGAATACTGTATTGCTGGCTGCCATATATATTATACTGTTTTATTGTTTTTTTCTTTTTGGAATTGGACTTACTTGACTAATCGGGAAATATTGACTCGCCTGGAAAATAGGAGACTCAGGTTTATATACATCCTTGTCATCCAATTTTTTACCACTATATTTTTTTAATTCTTCAGCTTCGAGATTTTCATACTCTCGTTTTACAGCTTTAGAAATACGTGATACATCATCAACACTTTTATCTGAATTGAATATGTATTGTGCTTTTTCTTTTACTCTATTATCATAATACTCACCAATAGCTGCAGCAGCAGTAGATGCTTCACTCTTAGCTCTTTCATACTTCTGCTCGTTAAGAGCTCTCTCTTTTGCTACTCTATCTTGTTCTGCTCTCATTGCATTCAAGAACATCTGATTGCCAGTAGCAACTGCGTTTTGTAAATTAGCTGCATTTTCTTTCTGTGCTGCAAGAGTAAGTTGTGCATTCTGTGCTTCAATTCCTGCATTCTCTTTTGCAACGGCAAGTCTATTCTGTTCATTTGCTTGTCTACCTTTTATGGCAGCATCAGAAAGTGCTTTCGACATTTGACTTAACAACCTTTGTTTTGCTATTCTCTTCTGCGCCATAGAACCTTGCCCATCTTCAATATCAGCAAGCTGTTGTTGAAATGACGATTTAATATCTGCAAGCTCAGAACTATAGTCTGCATCTATGGCATTAAGTCTAGTTCCTACTTGTTGAGCATTAATATGCTGATAAGAACCTATAGTGCTATTACGAAGCCTGCTTGCCATATCATAATCTTCTTTTGGATTAGACGACAAGTAATCTAAGTATTGAAGTACAGATGAAGCTGCTGATGCAGCACCTACTGCAAGTTGTCCTGCGTCCGCATGTTTCACTCTTAGCTTTCCACCACATGCAAATATCTCTTGTGTCATATCATCGTCATTTTGTTCAGAAGGTATTTGTCCGTTTCTTTCAAGTTCAGAAGATTCGACCTGCTCTTCAACTTCATCTCCTTCTTCTTGTTGTTGTTCCTGTACCAATTGCATAAGTTCGGCTTTCTCCTCATCACTAAGACTTGCCAAAAACTTATCCATTCTCTCTTGATACATCTTTTGTCTCTCTATCTCTTGCGATTCAGAAAGCCTACTCATGTTTGCTCGGAGAGTATTTATCGCAGCATTTGATGAACCTTCCTTTTGACATAGCTCAGCAAAATATTCTGCTACATCTGCGTATGTCCTAAGACTAGGTTTTATCTTGAATTTTGTTCTGAAATCTTGTGGTATCGTTATTCTATTTGAGAATACGTAATCACCATAAATGACTTCGCCCTCTTCAACAAGGTCTTGATACTGTTCATCTTCAGCCATAAGTACTCCGCCATTAGGGTTTTCCTCATGAGTACCACCGGCATTTATTTTATTTATATGATTGTCAAATACAGTTCCGTACATACCTATATTTTTTGTCTAATTTATGATTATCTACTCAGTTATACGACCATTAAGTTGAATACATTTCAAAACGTCATATAACGACAAGGAGTTTTCTTTAACAAACTGCCTTGGAGTTTTACCACCCAAGTCACTGTTAGGCCTGTCTGCATCTTCAATATCAAACGGCTTACCCTTACTGTAACTATCTAATATTGAGAACAATGTATAACTTTCCATTTGCTCTTCTGGTAAATTACTTGTTGAATATGGAGTGTTAATATCAAACCCAATAGGTGGATTATACCCAGAATAAGAATCATGCTCAGCATACAAAGCTCCTGAATCATAGATTACCTGATTGGTGAATGGGACATAAGACAATGAACCATCATCATTAGTAACGAAATTATTATAGTCTGTATCGTCTATTACTGTAGCGATAACTCCATCATCTGATATTACATCATAAGTAGAACCTTCTTTTTTGTCAACAAGGTTTGATGGTATTATTGGTCTAACATATTTATCAAGCCAATCATTTATAGTTCCTGATGATAATTGTTGTTTTATTCTTCCGTTTCCGCCAACATAAGATGCCGATATTAACTCACTATTTGATACTCCTTCAGGTACGTGATAGTTACTTTCTATTAGGTCTTTTATGTAATTATTTCTATTTCTTATGTCAGCTGCAACACACTTTGTCATCGTTTCAAATGGCAAAGAGAATCCTATGCAGTAATCTCCGGTTTCGTTTCTATGCCATTTGAATCCATTGGCAATTGCTTTATCAATCTTATCACATTCTTCTTCAGTAAACATGTTATAATCGATTGAGCCATTAGTCCATTGTTCATAAAACGAATCAAGTCCAAACAACGTAGAGTCGTATAGTTGGTCACTATCAAAACGTTTACTGCCGTCATAAGTTTTTTTGTCGGAGTCATATAAGCCACGTTTTGCACAACCGCCATAACCTTCCTTTAATTTTGAGTTTCCTACATAAGCACCTTCTCTATATATTGCCCATTGAAGAGCTTTTCGTTCATCGTCATCGAGACCACAATCTTTTGCAACATTGCCTATCAACAATTGAAGTTGATTGTCATCATAGAATGATTTAGCAGAAGAATTTTTATCAGTGATTAAATCTCCATTAATGTTTCTGGCGTAAGTGTTGTGGTCTGTATCGTACTTTGAAACGTCAGTACTCAATTCGATATAAGAATTAAAGTCTCTTGCTGTAGGAACAAACTTATTTCCACTCGACTTTTGTTTATTATTTGTGATAGTATTATTCATTGTAATAACACAATTAAAAATAAAAAGTATCGTCAGGAAACATCTTGGAATATTTCTCCTGATATTTTTTGAGTTTGCCACCATAAGCATAACTGTTTAAGAAAGCGTTCTCTTCTTGTTTCTTTGCTAGGTTTTCAGCTGCTGCGTCCATCTTAGAATCTTGCATTGCGTTTGCAGTTTTAGCTGCCTCTTTTTGTGCAGCGGCCATTCGCTTAGCCTTTCTCTTTGCTTTCTTCCTACCAAACACACCACCTAATACGCCACCAACAATACCAACAGCTGCACCTATAGCAGCACCCATACCACCACCCATTTTCGCACCAGCTTGCGCACCAGCTACACCAGCCTTCAAAGAACCCATTGCAGTATTCTTTGCCGCTGCGCCTTTTGATGACATGTAATCCTTATAACTTATATTGGTGTTGATATTTGTAGCATTCTCACTATCGTTTATGAGCTGGTCTACAGATGATGAAGAGAATCCCTGAGCAGCAGTTTTTGCTTGTTCGGCCGAGCGGTCGGATGCTAATTGTTCATCTATCTTGGCGTTTGCCTTGGCAGTATCAGCGATAGCAGCACCCATCTGCATAACATCTGATGCAGCTCCAGCAATAGAACCACCATCAACAAAGTATCTTGAAACCTTGCCTCTACTATCAATTACCTTGTATCTCATAGCTATTTAACTGTATATGTTGTTAATCCTGCTTTTCTGAAACTATTGAACCACTCTGAACGTCTAGGTAACAAAGAGTTCAATTCGTTTGCTATCAATATTACCTCATCTACAGAAGGAGTTCTTAACATAGAATCAAGTCTATCAAAATCTTTATAGTATTCATTTTGACGTATTTGATATGTCTGCATATTAGCAAGTCTTGTGTTTTGGTTTGTAGTATCAAGATTTGCAGATGCAAGTTCAAAAACTATATAGCTGACTAATGCCTTAATAAACACAGGATTAGATGGTACGAGAAGCTGTTCGTGTTCATCTATAGGTAGTCCATAATATTTAATAACTAGTACACAGTCAGTATAAGAACTGTATATGACATTACCCTTAATCATGTAGAATCCATGGCCTGAATTACTATGATTTAGAGTGTCGATAGAGAAACTATTACTTTTAAGTAATGGTACTCCTGAAGCCTTTGCAATAACTCCTTCTACATTAACAACGCCAGATGGCAAATATCCTATACCATCTTCAACTTCTACTTCAGCTACATTCTCAAATAACAACTCTGTTCTCTGTAGAATGCCTATGAACTCAGTTGTATAATCTATGACATCTGACTTCTGCAATTTACTCGTAGAATCACGCTTCAATAGTCGTTCTAATACGGCATCTATTGTAGTCCATTCTAAATTTTTTCCCATTTCGTAAACAGTTTATTTAGTATAGCCTTTGTGTTTGTGCTCTTTAGTTTATAATTCCTACAGAACAAAGCATTAGGCTGTCTAGTATATTCGGCAAATTCACTAGCAACTTTGAATGAAGGTCTTACTATATACGTCATTTTATTGTTTGCTAGTCCATCTGGTTCAAACACTAACCATGGATAATTCTCATAATCAGTCTTTATTATATAGTGCTTTTTCTTTTTCATCTCAGGAAGAGTCTTCCAATATTCGATAGACTTTTTCCAATCAATACGAGGATTAGAATCTGCTTGCTTAATAAAACCAAGTTCAAAAGCAGCTCCACTATTTTGGTAATCATTGAGAGAGAAAAACATCTTGCCTATACCGTCACCAAGATAAACAGTGTTACCAGTAGTAAGAAGCTTTCTATAATGCTTCAATAGTGCATTATATATGGTTAACACTGCATGTGATGGCTCTTGCTTATAACCACTCAACGGTTGGTTTTGTTTATCGCGAATAATAAATTTACCAAACCGTTTGCGTAAATTTTTATATATAGGAGAATTAGACATGTTTGAAACAAATTCAGTTTGCACAAATATAGAGGAAATTAGAAAAGAATTACTTGATGATGAATATGAGGAATTTATAAAGTGCATAACCGAAATTCCATTTATCAATTATCTAATATCACCCAACAGAAAAAGAGTAGCAGATTGCGAAAAAGATGAAGATGGTAGAGTTATAGTAGACCTTACTCATCCGCACATATTAGAAAACATGTCATATTTCACGGAAGCTCGTGACAATATGAAGAGGCTTGGAAGATATTGTCCCCATGAAAAATCAATAAGCAAAACTTCTCAGTATGGTCTATGGTGGAAGCGCGAGATTGAAAGATGCCGTAATGGTATGACAAGAGAAGATGGTGAATGGATTCCCGGCATATTCTATTTCTATCTGAATTATTGTCCGATTCTAAAAACGAAGATTATAAAAAAGAAGAAAACGGAGTATGGTGTAAAGGTTGAAGATTTCCCTGATATGTGGGCCACTTCATATTATAGATTTCATTACCTAATACAGTCTCGTTATTCAGGACACCATGCAATAGAATTAGCAGCTCGTGGTAAATCAAAATCATATACACTAGCATCAATACTCGCACACAACTTACTATTCGGAGAAGATGAAGAAGCAAAAAGACGTATCACAACAATACTTCTCGGTTCAAGTAAAGAATTCCTTTCTGATAAAGATGGTACACTCTCGAAGTTTAGACCGATTATATCTTGGTGTGCCAAACATACTGAGTTTCCACATCTTATGTTAAAGAATTCAACATCAGACATGACTTGGATTTCTGGCTATTTGGATAAGAACAAAAAGGAATCAGGTTCTCTTAATACAGTTATTGGTCTTTCGGCTTCAGATGACATTGGTAAGATTCGTGGTAAACGTGGTTGGGTCCTTATAGAAGAGATGGGTGAGTTTGAGGACTTGGTTGATATGTACAACACGATTAGACCGGGCGTAGAAGATGGTGGAGTAACAACTGCAATGTGTTATATGGTTGGTACGTCAACGCCAAAGAAGACGCACTTTGAAGGTGCTAAGACTCTACTATGCTCAACTGATAAAGTCAACATAAACCCAATATCAAATGTGTTTGAGCCTACATCATCACGCCGTTTGGATAAGTTCGGATTCTTCGTTCCGTGTTATTTGAACAGATTAAAATGCTATGACGGTGATGGTAATAGTGATGTAACAAAAGCTCTTGCAGAGTGTATTAAAGTTCGACTTGATGCCTTAAAAACAGGAAACCCTAAAAACTATTTGTACAAACTAACAGAGTTTCCTATTACACCTTCAGATGCAATGCTTAATGCTGAGGATTCATTTTTCCCTACAACATTGCTTATGGGCAGACTTTTAGAATTGGACTCAAAACCGTTTGCTTATGATGATATTTACTGTGGAAACTTATCTGAAGATGAAATGGGTAACGTTGTGTTTACTAATGGTGGTATACCAATACGAGAATATCCACTTGGCAATCAGAAAAAAGAAGGTTGTGTAGAGATATACGAGATGCCAAAAGTCGATGCGAATAATGACGTGTTCTCTAATAGATATATAATAGGACACGACCCAGTTGATAATGACAAATCAACATCAGACTCATTGTCATCAACAATTGTGTTTGATACATTTACTGATAGTATTGTTGCTGAATATACAGGCAGACATTCTCATGCCGATGATAACTATCATATATGCCTATTACTATGCAAATACTATAATGCGAAATGTCTATACGAGAGCAACAAAAAAGGTATGTATGCTTACTTCTCAAAAATGTTAGCATTGAAATATCTTGCTGATACTCCAAAATATCTAAGAGAAAGAGAGATTGTTAAGTATGAAGCCTACGGCTCTAATATGAAAGGTGTAAACGCAATAGATAAGGTAAATGAATATGCTGACGAAAGAACTCTATCTTGGTTAACTACACCAGTAAATGTTGGTAATAGCGAACAACCAGTACTACGACTTAATCTATTAAGGAATAGAGCACTTATTCAAGAAATGATAGCTTATGGTCCGGGTATAAATACAGACCGTGTTAGGGCGTTAGGTATGGTAATGTTGCTGAGAGAAGAATATATCATCAAAACCAAGCGGAAGACAGCAGTAGAAACAACAAATTCTAATTACATGGGTAATGATAAGTTCTTTCAACAGAATAGTAGAGGACGTTGGAAATAAGTATTTTTTGTAATATTGTTTATAAGAATGTTTTACTATGATATTTCCTAGACAAAGAATACCATCATCAAAGAAGACAAAAGAATGGAGGCAATCCAATCTTGATTGGGCAGAAAAGACCTTGAACGAAACTTATGATGAGTTCGTTAATGATGGAATGCACGCAACAATAAACTACGATTTATATGCAGGCGTACTACATAAAGAGGATATTGAGAAGACTCTCAATCCTGATATGATAAGAACTGATAACGACAATGATAATGGAGATATTGTAGATAACATACAACACTATCCAATCATAAATAAATACATAAACAAACTTCTTGGTGAATTCGATTCTGCCGGAAAACACTTCTCTTCTAGAGTAACAAATCCTGATGCCATATCAGAAATAGAACGAAACAAACAAGCACAGTTCTATCAGATGCTTATGTCTCGCATACAGAACATGGATATGAGCGATGAAGAGATTGCTAATCAAGTCAAAGATGACGTAATGTATATGCAGTACGAGTATCAAGACTTTCATGAAATATGGTGTAACTGCATATTGAAGCATTATCAAGAGCAAGAGTCTGTAACAGAAATGTTCACACAAGGAGCTTTAGATGCTTGCTTGGTCGGACGAGAATTCTATCATGCGTATATTGTTGGCGGTGAACCTAAACTTGAACGAATAGACCCAAGAACAATAAGACTTTACAGACGTTCTTCTAACAGAGCGGAAGATGCGGATATTGTTGTTATCACAGAATATTGGTCTCCGTCAAAAATAAACGAAACATATTTCGATTCACTGTCTGCTAAGGACTTGGATAAGATTGAAGAGTGGTCAAACACATCTGTATCTTCTATGGATAATCAGGTAGCAGGTGACCAATACTTTCAACTCAAATACAACACAGAAGGAACATCTGTTGATTATAAATACAGAAACCCATTCGACAATTCTCTTACACAAAACGAGCCTGTTGATAGCAATGGTAATATCCGTGTAATAAGAATGTTCTGGAAGAGCTATGATATTGTAAAACAAATAAAACGCCCAAATCCAGATACAGGTGAATACGATATAGAATACTTCTCAGAATCATACGTTGCAGATAAAGATGCAGGTGAAGAAGAAAAGATATTCTGGGTTAACAGAGCTTGGGAAGGAACTAAGATTGGTAAGGATATATATATCAATATACAACCTATACAATACCAACTAAATAGCATATCTAATCCGGCAAATTGTTCTCTTGGTATAGTGGGACAGATATATTCACTTAATGGATATGAACGCCATTTGTCGATGATGGATATAATGAAACCTTATGCATATCTATATGATGTTGTTCATGATAAGCTAAATAAGGTTATTGGTAGAGACTTTGGCAATCCTATGCCACTTGACTTTGCTTTTGCTCCAAAAGATTGGGACTTTACTAAATGGATTTCTGTAATAAAAAATCTTGGCGTATATCCTATTGACTCATTCAAAGAGAATCCTAACAATCCGGGCCAAATAGCTGGTATGATGCAATCAGCAATAGCAAATATTGCTAAGAGCAGTTCACCAGAACAAGTAGCTAAGTATTCACAATTACTCACTATAATAGATGATGAGGTAGGAAGTTGTATCGGTATGAACAGACAACGCCTAGGTGAGACTGGTCTTCGTGAAGCTGCACAATCAATAGATAATGCCGAAGCTGCATCTTCTGACATTACAGCTTGGCTCATGAACAGACACTTTGATTGCGTACGTAGAGCATACGAACTTCTTATAAATGTGTCTAAGGTTTGCATAAAGGGTAAATCAAAGAAGTTTGAATACATACTTCCTGACAAAACGAAAACATTCATAGAGATTGATGGCAATCAGTTTTATGAGTGTGATTACGGAATAGTTATGGTTGATGACAATGAGAATAAGTTTGATTCACAAGAATTGTACAGACTAGCACAAGCAGGCATACAGAACGGTACTGCCAAGTTGTCTACACTGTTCAAAGTTCGCAATACTAAATCAATTGGTCAGCAACAAGCTATCCTCGAAAATGCAGAACGTAATGCAGAACAACAAGCTCAGCAATTACAGCAACAACAACAGGAACTTCTAGCTCAGCAGCAACAACAAGAACTCGAAGCAGAGCAACGTAAATATCAATTTGAGATACAGAAGTTGCAAATGGAGAATGATACAAAGATTAAGATTGCAGAGATTAATGCTGAAGCAGAAAAACAAAGATTCATTATGGGTGACTTCGGTAACATCAGAAAGAATGATGCACAACTTAAGATTGCCGAAATGGATGTTGAATTCAAACGTGAAAAGGCTAAGGAAGAGAATGAACTTAAGAAGGACATTATCGACTCAGAAGTTGAGAAATCTAAAGCCGAAACTGAACTTATTAGAAAGGAAATAGCAAACTTTAATAAGACTATTAATACTAAAAACAAATAAAGAGTTATGGAATTAAATGATGATTTGTTCGGCAATTCCGAACACGATGATGAGGTTGACAATGATAATGTCGAAATTGATAGCTATCTGACTCAAAAATATGGTATTCAGAATACAGGTACAGATGACGAGTCTGATGATGATACAGATGATGAGTCTGATGATGAGCCAGAAAATCACGACAATAACACCGACAAAAACAATGGTGATGGCAACAATGGAGGCAATAAGCCTAAAAACGATGAACCCAATAACGATGAGTCTGATGATGAACCGGAAGGCGATACAGTCTATTCTATCATATCAGAGGAATTGTCTAAGGCAGGTGTATTAAAACATATCGATGGCGTTAGCACTGTTGAAGACTTGACTAAGGCAATAGACAAAGAGGTAGATGAACGCCTCAAAGAAAAATTGCTCCTTGCAGAAAACAACAATCTAACTCCTGAGCTTCAGGAATACAAAGAGAACAGTGATATTATCAGTAGACTTAGTGAAATTAAAAGCAAGAATATCTCTGGTAATATTGAAGATAAGTATGACAAGCTTAAGGAAAACATTGTAAGCCAATACCTAAAAGTATCTGGTACGCCAGAGAAGTTACAAAACAGAATACTTGAAGGTCTTCGTGGTAATAAAGAAGAAATGGCTACAGAATGTGCTGATGCAGTTGACTACCTAATAAAGCATTATAGCGATGCAAATAGCGAAATGCTTGAATCTATTAACAAGAAGAAAGCAGAAAAAGAACAAGCCGCAAGCAAGTTCCAAAATGACGTTATGACATCATTGAGTGATGAGAAGGATAAGTTCTCTATGTTCAATGTAAATAAGCGTGAGCGTGAGAAGGCTATTCGTATTCTTTCTGAAAAATCTTTCAAAGATTCTAATGGTAACTCAATCAATGCGATAGAAAAATATAAGCAGGACAATCCTGTGGAATTTGAAAAAAACATAACTTTATTTTACACTATCACAAATGGATTCACGGATTTCAAACAATTATCCAAGATTGCATCTCGTGTTGGTGTAAAAAATACCGAAAGAAGATTGAGTGAACTTTTGTCTAAGGGTACTACAACTACAGGTACTAAAAACGGCAAAACATCCAATTGGTTATTCGATGAATAATAGGCTAATGGATAAAAAAAATATATAATTGTCTAATATGAATAAATTGAAATTATTCCAAACTATGACCTTTAATTCGTGGAATGGTATCAGCTATTCTGATTCTATTGCTCGAATCTTTGGTCGTGCTCCTCAGCCTGCATCTGATGTAATGGTTGACTTGCTCGCTTACAAGTATGGCGGCAACATGGAGTCTTTCATCAAGCGATTCCCAATTAAGGAGTATGAGACTGATGACCCTTATTACTGGGATGTATTCCAAGATGGCGAGGAACAGTATCCTCTCGTTAAAGCTTTGGACTCTACAGGTACTCTTATCACCACATCATCTACAGGTGTTACTGGTGTTAATGGTCAGACATTTACCCTTTATTTTGAAAAGCGCATTGGCGTTAAACGTGATGTTATCGTAGGTAACCTCAATGAGAAATACCTCTTCTATATCGTTGAAGAGCCTGCTCTCGTAGGTGGCCTTTGGGAAACACGAGTACAACTTATGGGCGGTAACACGACTGGTGTCCCTGTTACTCGTCTCTGCCCTGGTGAGCTCTTCACTTATGAGTATACTCCTGTCGAAAAAGACTTCTCTACGGCTGTTGGTACTGTACGTCACCGTACCACTGGTCGTATGACAAACGACTGGACTACAATCCGTAAAGACCACAAGGTTGGTGGTAACCTGCTTGATGCAAAGGTTATGGTTGGTTATCCTGAGTTTGACCAAAACGGCAAATTCACCGGCAAGGTTTCTAACCGTTGGATGCACCGTGAGGATATGGAATTCCAACGTCAGTTCCGTGATGAAAAGAACCGTGCAATTGTTTGGGGTCGCAACAACCAAACAGCATCAGGCGAATACATTAACACCGGTAACTCTGGTGGTATAGTAACTTGCGGTGCAGGTCTTTATGAATTGCTTTCATCAAGCAACAAAGTTATCTTCTCCGGCGAACCTACGATGGATATGATTGAACGTGCACTTCGCGGCTTGTGTGGTGATGGCGTTCCTTTGGAAGAGCGTTGCTTCGTAATCAATACTGGCCAAAAAGGTTCTGAGATTATTAGCAAGATGATTAGCCAGACCACTTCAGGTTGGACTCAAATCTTCCAAGCTAACGCAGATTCTCTTGGTGTTATTAATCGCACTAAGAGCAACGTTAACCAAGTAGCTCTTGCAGCAGGCTTCCAATTCACTGAGTTCCGTGCAGCTTGTGGTGTTCGCGTTCGAGTAAATGTTGTTCCTTCTGTTTATGACAATCACGCTCGCCATTCTAAGATTCTTATTGATGGCGAACCTGCAATGTCACGCCGTATGGATATTATCTATTGCGGTGCTCATGATGGAGGAGAGACCACCGATACGAACGTACAGATTTGCCAGATAAAGGGTAAGCCTGAAATACACGGTATCTTGCGTGGCTTCCGCGACCCATATACCGGCCTCATCAATAATGAGAACATGGGTACTTCAGAAGATAGCTCAACGTTCACCAAGTTTGCTCAGTTTGGTGTACTTGTTTGGGATACCACCAAGTGTATATCATTTATTCCTGATGTACTTGCGTAAGCAATCCTGACTCTTTATATATTCCAACCCCTGTGCATGTAAAAAGTGCATGGGGGTTTATAAAGAGCCAACAACAACAATTAATAATATAAAGAGAAAAGGATATGAAATCACCGTTAAGAAACGAAACAGTAAAAGTTATGTTTGTACCACGAACATTCATGGGTATTAAAGACAAAAGTCACCCTTGCTTTGGTGGTATGGCAGACAATGCTACTTATACATTTTATGGAGCTACAACAAGAGGAGAACAGGTTCTAAATGATGATGAAAGAGAGTATTTTGAAGAACATTTTGGACTTGAAAAAGGTGCTCTTGGTGTAAACCGTGTTAAGAATAATTTCTGGACCGGTCATACAACTAACTTCAATAGTGTAACTGTTCCTAAAACAGGACTTGTATTAGACCTGAGTAAAGTAGAAGACTATCTTAAATACAAGATTCTCATGTCAAACAAGAATGTCGTTGCTAATGGTCTTACTGTAAGACAAGCACAAAACAGTGGCTACACTTATCAA